GACTTGACAATCACAATATCTTGTACTTATGCTAATGCGGGGAGGGACATGTAATGACAATGGAGCAGACTGAGCAAGAAGTGGCGCCGCCGGTTGAGCCCGCTGTCGGGGCAGTTGAGGAACCGGTCCAGTCGCCGATAGAGAACACTGTCACGGGTCAGGCAGAAGACGAGCCTGTCTCTGACGGGGCTGTTGCCGCACCCGCGGCCGCCTCGCCTACACCAACGCTTGATACTGGGGGGAGGGAGGGACCCCTTCCGCCTCCGCCGGGGTACACGCCTGAGCAGCTCGGTCAGATGCAGCAGGCAGCCGCTCAATACGAGCAGGTCCAGGTGCGGGCGGCTCTGCAAAAGCAGGCTGGTGAGCGTATGCAGCAGCTGGAGGGGATGGGATACCTGCCTGAACAGGCACAGCAGTCGGCTGCTGAGTACATGCAGTTCCAAGAGCAGATACTCACGCTACAGAACCAGGGGGAAGCGTACGGGAAACATCTACACGAACAGCAGATGGTGGCGGAGGTGTTTGCTAAGAGGTACAACCTGGGTATAGACGACCTGGCGGCACTCAGGAGGTATCAAGACCCCCAGTCAATGGAGAACGCCGCCAAGAAGATGTCGGGTGACAGGGAGCGTGACACAGAGTTGACGCGGCTGAGACAGGCGCAGGTGCCTGCCCAGTCGTTCGACAACAGTCAGGGCAACCCACAAGTGGCTGCCAACGAGGGAAGCTGGCTGGATCGGTACAATGCTGGTGACAGGTCGCCTAATGCAGAGGCGGCTGCCAGAAGGGCGGCAGGGTTCAGTTAGTTTACCTGGGAGGTAATAGGTAATGCCACAGACAGCGACGACGGGAAATCTAGAGAATGCTCAGAGGATAATCATTGCGGCCTCACGTTATACGGAGGAGCACAACGCACCTGCTCTGGCGTTGATTGAGTCCTTTAATCTCGCGAAGGGCGCGAAGCAGGTCACGGTGCCCAAGGTGGGCCAGATGACCATGAGCGACCTGGTTGACGGTGTGGACATCGTGGACGAGGAAGACATCCAGATGACTACCGTTGACCTCACGGCCAGCGAGGTTGGCGCGAAGGTGATATTGACGGACAAACTCATCAGGCAGAGTGCCGAGAACGTCTTCTCCATAGTGGGGAGGCAGCTCGGTGACGGCATGGCCCGGAAAAAGGATAGGGACGTGGTTGCCCTGTACTCCGGGTTCGGCACTGACCTCGGTGCTGCGGGCAGGTCTATGAGCCTCGCCAACGTCAGCGCCTCTGTTGCCTATGCCAAGGGGAAGAAGTTTGGCAGCCAGGTCTATATAAACCACCACCCGTTCGCGGTGTGGGACGTTGCCAATACGGCGGTGACCGCTTCGACGACGTACCCGGTCCCGCGTGGTTGGTCCGAGGACCTGTTGGGCGACTTCTTCAGCGGCCTGCGCCCTCTCAACGGGGTGGCGATCTTTGAGGACGGGAACATACCCATCGACGGCAGTGACGACGCAATCGGTGTCATAGCCGACAAGTCGGCACTTGCGGTCCTGAAGTCCGTGGACACCAGGACAGAGCGTCAGCGGGACGCATCCCTTCGGGCCACCGAGCTTGTCATGACTGCTGACTACGGCGTGTTCGAGCTTGACGACTCCAAGGGTGCGGCACTGACCCTAGACGCCGGGACACCTGCAACTTCCTAGTAGGGAGATAAGGTCAGAATGGCATTCACTACGAAAGAGCGCACTGAGATGCGTGAGGAGCTGGTGGGACAGGGTTTCTCTTGGGAGTATATTGATGATTGGCAGCCCAAGACGACCCTGTACCGCCACAAGGCGATGGTCACCCCGAATGGTGAGTTAATCAGCCCTGTAGGAACGGCCCTGAAGGGCTTGCCCGGAAACCCTGACTATGTGCTGCGGAAGGCGAGGTCAGGGTTGCTCCCCAACCTTCCCGGTGAGACTTGCACGTGCAGATGGTGTGGTGGAGCCGTGGAGACCTTGGAGGATTCTGCGGCGACAGGTCAGCAAGAGGTGGTGTCTAAATGTCCTGACTGTGACATCGTAGTGACCGCGGCAACCTATCAGGCTGCCGGGGCCAGGTTGAGGGCTCACAGCAAGACACATCACTCTCAGGGCTTGTAGGTACAACTTCCCGGGCGGCTGTAACGATAGGCCGAGGCCGCCCACAGGGACACGATATCGGCCTATCGCAGGGCTTAGTACCTGTAAGGAGGTTTTGTTATGGCGTTTCCAGTAACTGTCCAAGGCGCTCCGGGACTAGAGAAGGGCCACACGAGTGGCAAGAAGCACCGCCTGGGTACTCGCATGGAGCTTCCAGACGGGCGCGTGTTTTACTACGGCAAGTCGGCCGAGGCGATCACGGCCGGTAAGCTCACTATGGCAGGTGCCACTTCTTCAGGCCACATCAAGGACCTGGCGATAGCGGCGGCAGTATCTGCCGGGGCTTCCCAGATAACGATCACCAACGCCACCACCGCCATCACCGGTTCCGGTAAGTTCACCGGGAACTTCGGCACTGACGGCGACTATGTGGAGGGCTATGTGTTCGTGAACGACGCTGCCGGCGAGGGCCAGGTGTGGCAGATCAGGGACCATTCCACTGCCACCTCCAGCGGGACCCTCACCGTTGACTTCCACGACACTGACACGGTATCCACCGCGCTCACAACCAGCTCTGAGGTAGGGCTCGCCAAGAGCATCTACGCCGCAATCGAGGTCTGGGACTACAGCGACATCGACGGGCCGGTGGTAGGCGTTCCCAACAGGGATCAGACCTCGGGTTACTATGGCTGGTATCAGACATCCGGCCCGGCGGCTGTTCTCACAAACGGTACGTTCGTAGTGGGCAACCAGTTCATGACCGGCAGCTCGGCTGACGGTTCCGGTGACGTGGCCGCAGACAACATGAGTGCAGAGATCCTACTCGGCACGGTCATAAACGTGGCTGCCACCAGTGAGTACTCGTTGGTGGACTTGCAGATACGGGCATAGTGCTAACTGAACTCTGGACTCCATCAGGGGTTACGGGTCACTCCGTAGCCCCTGTGGGGCGCAATGCCGAGACTGGCGGGGCCATCCAGCAGCACATCTTCAGGGTGCACGACCCCGTCACGGGCAAGAAGCACAAGTTCTGCATCCTTGCCGATGAGGACACCTCACAGGCCCACCTGGAAGACATGGCCTCGAGCGCAGTTGACAGGTGGCTGACGGAGGTCAGGCAGAAAGACCACAAACCCGCCCCTACGCCTGAGCAACGTAAGGAGATCGGGAGAATCCTGAACGATATCAGGACTAACAGGATGAAACGCGCCGAGAGTTCCACCGGGCGCATTTACTACTCTGGGTTAAAGGGAGGCCGTAATGGCAAACACAGAGGTAAGGGTTAACGAACAGGATCTGGCGTCTGTTCTGCAAAAGAAGATAGGCGAGGCCGTCAATCTCCAGCTTCAGATGGAGGCGATGGCACGGGTCATTGCCGAGCAAGACGCAAAGATTGCCGAGCTTGAGGGGCAGGCGTCCAGCTCTAATGGCAAGGAGGATTTAGATGCCGGCAGTAGGGAAGAAAAAGTTCCCATACACAGTCAAGGGTAGGCGGGCTGCGGCGGCATACGCAAAGCGGCGCGGCAAGAAGGTTCGGAAGGCCAAGGCATACTAAAGGGGGGCAGTCATGCCTGTAGTACAGGGCAGGACTCGCGCCCAGATACGCCAGTCCATCGGCTATAATCTCGGCGCTCTCTATGTGTCGTCAGCCAGTGGGAGTGGGTCTACCACCACGATAGTAGACAACACCCTCATTGGCGGGGACGACAACTTCAACGGCAAGTGGATCGTGTTCAACGACGCCAACGGGACGACAGGGCAGGTCACCCGAGTATCTGACTACACCTCGAGTTCCACCACTCTCACGTTATCTCCTGCCATCGCTGCGTCCTCAGTCGCTGATGACACCTATGAGATGTGGGACAACGAGCACAATCCTGCGATCATAGACGACTTCATCAACCAGGCCATCATAGATGCCTCGGACAGGATATTCGACCCGGTAGAGAGCCTCGCCCTTCACACGGACGGGCACCAGCTGCGGTTCGATGTGCCGTCGGGGCTGTCTATGTTGCAGCACATCTACTACCGCAACAGCGTGGACTCCAAGAGGCTCCATGCGTGTGCTGCTACGTTTGACGAGACCACCGACTCGGAGCCGGGGCTTCTGCCGGCGACTTCGTCACTGACAGTATTACCAGCATCGACATCTCCGGGTACGACTACATCGAGATGTGGCTCAAGAGTACGGTGGCGACCAGCTCAGGGAACCTGAAGCTGCACCTCGATAACGGGACGGTGACGGCGGACGGCAACGACCTCGAGAGCCTCAGTATCCCGGCCCTTGCGGCAGATACCTGGACCTTTGTGAGGATGGCCCTTGCCAACCCCGAGAGCGATACGGCAATCGTGTCGGTTGGGCTCGAGTACGACTCGGATCTTGGGGCCTGCACCGTATGGATGGACGATATCAGTGCCGTCAGGAACGGTAGCGCCGAGTGGATCAAGATACCCAGGCATCTCTGGCGTATAGACCACGAGGCACAGGACATCGTGTTCGACAACTATGTACACGGCATGGCGCCTTACCACGCTCTGAAGCTGGTAGGTGGGGACAAGCCGGCCCTCCTGTCGGCTGACACCTCCACACCGGAGATACCGGACCAGTTCCTGATAGCGCAGGGTACGGCCTTGGCCTTTGCTGCCAGCTCAGGTGGCCCCAGCACCGACCCTGACCAGAGACGTAACCAGGCAGGTTTCTGGTTCGGCAAGGCCTCATCGGACAAGCGGGCCTTTCCTCTACTAACCAATGTGCGACTGGTGCAGTAGTGGCGTCAAAGGTTGAGACTCAAAACGAGATATACCTGGACGGGGTATACTATCCGCTCACCAAGCCGGTACAGTCAGTCCTCTCCAGCCTGTATCCTGCCAAGGTCGTCATAGGCGACACCTCCAAGGACTCCCAGACCCGTACCTCCGTCATCGCCTGGTCCGACTGGCGCGGCGGCATCGGCGTCAACCGCATGGAGCATGGAGGGGACGTTAACAGGGCCTGGTGG